ACGCGCGGCTTGCGCTCGCGCCTGGCACTGGCCGTCGGGCGGCCGGTGCCGCCGCAGCAGGTGACGCCGGAGGGGCTGTACGAGGAAGTGCTGGCGTTACGTGGGGATTGGAAATAGTTTCCCGTGACAAAAAGACTAGTCATCGCGCGTGCCTCTGTTATAATTCTGGACCAAGTCGGGGCGTAGCGCAGCCTGGTAGCGTACGTGCATGGGGTGCACGTGGTCGGAGGTTCGAATCCTCTCGCCCCGACCAATAGAATCAAGGACTTGCAGCGTAAGCTGTATGGATCAACAGCGCTGTATATTAGATGTTCATCTAATATCAGTAGACGATAAAGCCGCCACCGAGCGGCTTTTTCCTTTTGGAGGGTTGCGTGGTCGCTTTAGTACTTCTTGGAGCTGGTGCAAGTTTCGGTAGCGGAGATACACACCCGCATCCACCTCCGTTGGGAACCCAGCTGTTCAATAAGCTTGAGGAGCTTGGCGGGTATGCCGCCAGTTTGCCTAACGAATTAAAGGCTGTGTTTAGACGTGATTTTGAAGCCGGGATGGCAGAGTTCGAGAAGTACGGGTTCAAGGTTGATTTACACGAATTTCATAGAGAGCTGGCGCATTATATTGTTAGCTTCACGCCCGGTCTGAATAATGTGTACGTTGACCTCATTCGGGCGCTAGGTAATAAAAGGGTCGTATATTGCAGCTTAAACTACGATCTAATGTTCGAGATTTCAGGCGCTAGGTTGGGCTTGCAACCTGCTTATCACGATGAGTTTCCTCAAGATGTTCCAGGAAGGCCACCCAATACGTTTGTTCGGATTTTAAAGCCGCATGGCTCATCGAATTTCTGGCCGGATATGCAAGGAGAAATTCTTAAAAATAATAGATTTTTTGGCTTCGCTGCGGATGTAACTGCTGATGTCGAAATACTTAATCAGGTAGAGACGCTGCAGAGGTGTAAAGTGGACAAAGGATTTTCGCCAGCGATTTCTATGTTTGCGGTTGGAAAAGCGGTAAGAGCGTGTCCGGCCTATGTCGCACGCCAGCAGGAGAAATGGCGTCGAGTAGCGGAAAAGGCCTCGCGAATTTTTGTCGTAGGAGTCCGAGTTCATCAAGTCGACGAACATATCTGGGGCGTACTCGGAAAAACTAAAGCGCCAGTCACCTACTTTGGGGTATCAGACAACGATGAAGTGGAGTTCAATGACTGGCAAAATCAGTCAGGTAAAAGAAATGCATGGTTCGTGCGGGCAGATTTCGCCCAGAGTGTGAAACACATGCGTGCGTTATTGAAGGGCCGGTAATCAACCTCTTTACAACGCACCGATCATTACCGACCACTCCTGCACGTACGCCGGACCTTCGTCACCCTGCGGCCGCTCCTCTCCCCTGAACAGCATGCCGCCGGTGTGCATCGCGACGAGGCGGGCTTCGTAGAGATCGGGCAGCAGCCCGGGCCCAACCTGGGAATCGTGTCGCCGGACCTGAAGAATGTAAGTCGACCGCACTGCGGCGAGCGTGAGCGCGCCTTCGATGGCAGCCATCTGGTTGATTTCGCGGTTCGACAGGCGCCGACCATGGTCGCGCAGGCGCTTCACTTTTCCGTACATGCTGATGTTGAAAATACTGTATGAGCGCACAGTATAACGGCTGACCAGCCGCAACCTGTCGGCGGCGCGCTGCTCGTACCATTTCCAGATGAATGCACGCGTCGACATCGTCACGTCCAGCCGGGTAGACCTCGCTCTGCTGTTGCTGCCCGAGGTCGGCTGGCTGGCGGCAGCCGTGACGATGGCGGTCAGCGGCGTGCCGGCCGAGGTTGCGGCGCGGGTACTGGCCCTGCCGCTGGAGCGCCGGCCGGTGCTCGCGGCGGCGGTGGAATGATCACCGGCGTGCCGTCGACCACCTGAACGATGGTTTCGGCATCGCCGTTCGGCTTGACCACGTTCAGGTTGAGGATCATACGCCCGCCATCTTGCTGATCGTCTCGTCCTTCTCGCGCGAGCTGCGCGAGCTGCCGAATTCGAAGGCGAAATAATCCTTCAGACAGGACCCCAGAATGCCGGCAATGGTGGACAGGATGCCGACCGCTTCGCCCGGCATCTGGCCCTTGAACTGGACCAGCACATAGAGGCAGGCGATCAACCCGACCACGACGGCCATCACGGCCATGTCGGCGCGGTAGTTATGACCGGCATTCATCTTGCGCACTTCGGTGTCGTGCGCGCGTGCGTCGACGCGGTCTGCGAGATAGGCCTTCTCGAGATCGACCTGCTGGGCGCCGACGGCCTGGCGGAACTCCAGCACCTTGTTCGGATCGGCCTGGATGGCCGCCAGCGCGGCCTCCCCGGTGTCGGCGCCAGTGACGGTCTTGGCGATGTCGACGACCTTGCCGGCGACGTCCGCCGCCTTATCGCTTCCGGTGAGAAGCTTGACCAGGGACGGCGCGAACTGCGCAAGCGCCATAGCGATCGTAATCGGGTCCATCAGAATTCTCCTTTTCGCATGAGTTCGGCCAGACGTTTGGCGCGGTCGCCTACCTGCTTGGCCCATTTCGAATCCAGCATTTCGGCGGCGGCGGACTCGTACCGGCCAGCGCGCGCGTGATCAAGCATGTTCACGAAGAGCAGCAGGCGCTTGATCCCCAGGTTGAAGCACATGTTGGCCAGCACGTTCTGACGTGCCTCCGACAGTTGCCGCCACCACGGGATAAAGCGGTCGAGATCCTTTTCCGCCAGATCGATATCGTTCTTGAGCATCAGGGCGATTTCGTCGTCGAAGAAAGGCCGATCGGTCAGATTGCGGCCGACGCCGCCGGTCAGCTTGCCGACGGTGTCGATGTAGACCAGCGCGCGCCGGCCCTCATCGACGGTGAGTTGAAAAGCGAGTTTTTCACGGTTCATGGTCAAGCCTTCAAGTGAGAAAGAACCCAGGTCAGGCCGCTGCCGATCGATCCGGCGGCGCCGCCGATCAGCATCAGCGTGCGCCAGCCGCCGCGAGCTTCCGCCAGTTGCGCAAGCACCTTGTCCAGCTTTTCGTTCTGCAGGGTGTTGGTAGCGCGCAGGTCGGACACGGCTACCTTCAAATACGAGACTTCGACCTGCAGAGCGGCCAGCGCGATGGCATTTTGTTGTTCAGTCATGGATGTGGTCATTGATTGGCCCTATGCGCTCTTCACGATTACGACGGCGCGGCCGTCGGGCTCGATCGCGACGACCTTGCCGATGGCTCGCATGTACTCGCCCAGCGTCAAGTCGGCTTCGTTCTTGGCGATGCCCTTGATGCCGTCTCCGTCCTGCACGGGCACGATGTACTGGCCCGGCTGGGCGCCGTATACGTTGACCGGCACGCGGCCGGCGAACGCGATCCGATCGACCGTGGCGCGGGCGGCTTCGTGGGCGTCGTCGTATTTCTTGGTCGCGACTTCCCAGGCCTTCACCGCGTCGGCGTACTCGGTGCGCAGCTTGTCGAGCAGGGCCGCATATGCATCGCGGTCGACCTTCTCCTGCTCGGCGACGGCTTTCCAGTTTTCGAGCGCCTTTTCGAAGTTCTCCATGCGCACCTTGTCGACGTCCTCGATGCCGAGTTCTTCCGGTGGCATCGGTGCCCGTCCCGCCGTGATGCCTTCGTAATCCGGTTCGACGTACGCCGGTTCGACCGGGCGCGGGCCCAGGTCTGCGGCCCAGGTGTCGCCGCCGACGTAGGAAGGGTCGGTCGACTTGATCGCGAACGCGACCGCATCGGCCCAGCAGTCGGTGATCTGGTCGTTGGCATTGATGCCGACGATCTGGCCCTTGGCCACGACTCCTACGCCCGGCGCCTTGTGCATGTATTCGGCATAGTCGGCGCCGCTGGTGTTCACGGTACCGGCGGCGTTCACCGAACGGCCATTGCTCGAGTGCTTGCCGACGGCCAGGCCAGTGGGCGCGCCGTTGATCGGCCCAGCGGTGACGAGCTGAAAGTAGGCGGCCGTCGTGCCCGCGCCCTGCAGCGTCAAGATCACGCCCGCCTCGGCCAAGCCAGGCTTGTTGATGATGTGCGACGAACCGGACGACGCACCCATGAAGCAGTTGCCGTTCGTGTCCATCCCGAAGCCACTCACGCCGCTCGGCGTGTTCACGCCCCACTGCGTCGCCGTGTAGCGCGTGGACCAGCCGAAGCGGTTTTCCACCTTCCCAACCGGATCCTCGATGACGTAGTTCTTCGCGCCGGCATCGGACACCGACGCGGTGCAGTTGTCATTGTGGTTCGCGATCGCGTGGAACAGCTGGTACGTGTTGTCGGCGCTCTGTGCTTCAATCTGCGCCTGGAACAGTTCGATGTAGTTGTGACCGATCTTCTCGCCTACGACGTTCGGGCCCAGCGTGATGCCGACGCCAACCTGCGCGCCGGCCGCGCCGCTGGAGCTCTGCAGCAGGTTGCCGAAATGCGAGTTCGCGCCGCCCTTGTTGATCTTGATCGGCCGGTTCGACAGGATGTTGTTCCGGTGGATACGGCAGATTTGAAGGCCCTGCGTGGTCGTCTCGGTAATGCCGTTGGCGAACGCGAAGCCCGCATCCCCGATGGTGTTGTTGTCGATCGTGTGCGCGTACGCGCCAGGTACGAACGCGTTAGTCACCGGGTCGATGTCGGTGAGCAGGATCCCGATACCGCCGTTGTTCGATCCCGACAGCAGATAGCAGTCGTGGATGTGCGCACGGCCAGCGTAGGCACGGATCGGAACTTGCGAAGCGGTCGACGGTCGGAAAATGATGTTCGACACCTCGCACTGCTGGTGTGCGATGCGCAGCATGTCGAAGGTGGCGCCGTCGGGCGCGGTGATATACGTGCCGTACCTGGAAGCACCCCGGACGCGCATGCCCTTCACGGTGGTGACAATCGGTTGCGAAATCCGGTAGTTCCCGGGCGGCAGGATAACTTCGCCGGCGAACGTCGTGAAGCAGGCCATGGCGTTCTGCAGCGCCGTGGTGACGTCGGTGGGCACCCCGTTGCGCACGTTCGCGATTTGGGTCGAGGTCATGAAGTCGAAGGCGCTCACGGAATCACGGCCGCGATCCAGCAGGGTGCGCACCTGGGCGCCAGCGCCCGAAGCATTGAACCCGACGAGATTGGAGCCGGTCGGCGCGGCCAGCTGCGGCGAGATGTTCTGCAGCCCGGCCGGATCGGTGCTGTAGTTGTCGACCGGGTAGCCGCTGACCTGCTGGCCCGCGGCCGTCTTCAGGTCGACCTTGTACGCGCCATCCCAGAAAATCGCGGCTTCGCCTTTCGCGTCCAGCGTGATCGGCCACTGGTGCGGGACAGTGCCAGCGGCGTCTTGGTACACGGCTTTCGGCGTCGTCGTGCCCGCGGCATAGGTGTACAGCTTGCATCCAGCCGCCGGCGTGCCGTCGTTGTTGTAGTAGCGCTGCCGGCCTTCCGGCATGAGGGTGGTGGTGGGCATTGGTCGTCCTTATACGATTTCGAGTGCGGTGTACGTGAAGATCAAGCCGGCCCCCAGGGCCTGCACTTTTCCGCCCGGGTTCACGCCCTTGTTGACCAGCTCGGGGCACGTATAGGTTTCGCCGGCCGCGATCGAGCGCGCGGAAATGTGCGTGATAACCGTCGTGCCGTCGGGCGCCACGATTGCCACCGTGCCCGCGATAGGGGCGGCTGTCGTGTTGATGAGCGACGCCGATTTGATGATGCGTCGCGTCAGTGCCGGGACGACCGTACCCTGGTCGGCCAGGGCCGCGCCGAGCGTCGCGCCGTCGTAGATGTAGGGGTTGACTGCCATGGTGGTCCTTTCAGGTTTTGTTATGCGGTGGTGCTGTCGGTGATCAGGCCCAGATTTGCCAGCGCGGTAAGGGCTGATGCGAGTCCAACGATGCCGCCGCGCGAGCCCGTGACGGTGGGCTTCGCAATCGGAGTCGCAGCGAAGAAGCCGATGCCCGTGCCGTTGACGGAGATCCGCGTCGTGTTCGTCGCGCGCAGGGAAATCGTGGACGCGGCAACCGTCAGCGAAACGTAGCCGGCGGCGACCCGGTCATAGGCCAGGATGCCGGTCGTGCCCGCGCCGAAGGCCGCGCCGTCCGAGTCGAATTCCAGGCCCTGGGCACCGTTGTTCGACACGACGAACCGGTAGGTGGGCGATCCGGTGCCGGCGCTCAGGGTCGTGAACCTGCCGCTGTTGCGCGCGGTGGCGCCGATCGATGTGCCGTTGATCGTGCCGCCCGTGATGGCCACCGCGTTCGCGTTCTGCCGGGCCATCGTGCCCAGCGAGCCAAACGCGGCTGAGTAGTCCGGGATCAGGGCGATTTCCTTCCGAATGTCGTCCAGCGCCGTCCGGTCAATCGGTTGCGTCCACGTGAGCGCCGCCGCGACGTCCTGCGATCGCTTATCAGACGGCGACGGCACGTCGACACCGAAGGCGGCCAGCGCGGCCAGGTCGTCCGACGACATCCCATTCGGGCCGCCGATCCGAGCCAGCACGGCGGTCAGCGCGCGCGAGAATTCCGGCGTCATCAGCACGGTCCCGTCGGGCTGCACGTTGCCGATCGCCACGCGCGCCGGGAACAGGTTCAAGGTGCTCTTGCTCATCGCGTCAGGCCCTCCGCGTCCACTGCGGCGCCGAGGATGACGCGCTTCACCGGATCGGAAATCGAAATCTCGAACACGCGGTCGCGACTGCTGCCCAGGCGCCGGAGGCGTGCACGTGCCTTGAACTCGGCGATACGGCCCATCGACATCGTGCGCAACGTGCTCCAGGTGTGCCCGCCGTCGTCCGACCAGCGAACCATCATCAGCGGGTCGCTGCCCTGGCCAGTGAGCAGGCCGACGCCCGCCTCGATGTCGACCTGCAGGCCGTGGTAGCGGATGCGCCGGTAATCGCCGTCGGCCACGTGCGGCGCCGAGCGCAGTGCGAGCAGAGGATTGCCGTTGTCCTCGTAGCAGCCGAGATCCAGCGCGTACAGGTTGCCGTTTTCCCAGTCTCCGACCACGTGCTCACCGCCCCAGAACATGTGGCAGTTGGCGCGGTGCCGGTCCAACTGGCCGTCGCTCGGGTTGAGCCAGGCGCGCTCGTGCCAGAGCTGGGCTTTCACGCCGTAGACCCATGTCGCGTTCGCGCTGGGGAAGCTGAGTTGGTAGAACGTCTCGCCTTCCTGGGTATAGGCGAAGGCCCGGGCGTCCGAGATGTCACCGTAGCTCTGGATCGCGCGCTCGATGCCGTCGTGGGACACGCGCACGGGCGAGTAGCCGTTCAGGCGCCAGACGGTCCCCTGGCCGGTTTTGTCTTCGCCCAGCCAGAACACGCTGTTGTCCAGGTCGGCCACGGAGTGGGGCGCGCAGCAGCCCTGCTCGATGAGCGCGTTGCCGTCGCGCGCGTACGGGAAGTCAGCCTCGCCGGTGTAACTCCACACCTCGGTCACGGTCCGTTTGAACAGCAGCAGCTGGCCGTGGTTGACGATGTGTGAGACGATCGGCTCCGCGTTGCTGTCCGCCACGGCGAAGTCGAGCGCGTCGAACGTCACCGAGCCGTCGGCCGCCGATATGTAGAACTGGAACGTGCCCGGCCGGTCCAGGATGAAGGCGTTGTTCGCGAAGTCGACGCGCTGCCCGCCGTAGAACGCCTCATCATCGACGCGCGCCAGGGCGTTCGTGCCCAGGTTCAGCTGGTAGCCGTTCGGGCCCGTCCCGAGCAGGGCGATGTTGCCGTTGTCCTTGATCGAGACGGGGGCGTCGAGCGCGTCGATCGTTCCGACCAGGGTGGGCGTGAAGTCGGCGGCCACGCGATAGACGTTGGCGCCCGCAACGGCGATGGCGTCGCCGACCGACGGCCGGTACAGCGCGCGGATGCCGCCGCCGACCAGCGTCGCCAGCCGGCGCAGGCCGGGCGTGCCGAACAGCGCGCGCACGGACTTGGCATTACCAGATTCGCCCAGCACGGGATACAGGTTGATGCAGCGCTGGGCGTCAAGGTTCAGCGAGCGCGACTGGTACGCGCCGCCCACGAATGGAATCTGCATATGGTTTGGTCGTAAAAAAGCCCGCGACTGCGGGCTGGTGATATGCTGCGAAACTTAGTCAGGAGGAAACATGCACTACGACCCGATCCAGCTGGGCGCGCTGCTCGCCTACGTCATCAATGCGTGGCTCGCCGCGCGCCGCAACCGTTGATCAGCGCCTCTCCTCGTCCTCGCCGCCCATGAGCAGCGCCGGCGAGAGCATCAGGCCGCTGCCTTCGAGCTGCAGCGGTTCGCGCGTGCGCTGGCCGACCGGCAGCGCGTTCGGCGCGGTCAAAGCTTTCTTCGCCTGCATCCCGATCACGATGTTTTCGGCCGGTTCTTGAATCGCCATGCGGGCAAACGGAATCTTCGACAGCACCGGGCTGCTGATGATGCGATCGAGAATTCCGTAGATTCCGGCCGCGCTGTTGGAGCGGTTCACCGCGGCGCCGACCGGGTCCTTTTGCTCGTAGGCCGCGACGCGGCCGACTGCCTTCAGCCGATCGATTTCCTCAGGCGTGAAGAACATCCGCAGCTTCCTCTCTCCGATCGCGTCGAATGCCTTGTTGAACCCTGACTGGCTGAAGGCCCCGACTTCGTCGCTCGCGCCATTCAGCGCTTCCGTTTTCAGGTAGCGAGCAATCTGCCCGCGCACCGCGCCCATCGCCTCCGGACTCGATTTGATGGACTGGCGGAGAGCAGCGAGGCCCGCGACGCTGGCCTTGTTGCCGCTGCCGACGATGAACTGTTGCACGAACTTGTCGGGCTCGACGCCATCCTCGACGGCCTGCAGTGCCGGGGTGCGCTCGACAATCTGTTTCCACGCGCGGTTCATCCGGCGTGCCTTGTTGAAGGCGTCGATCGCTTCCTGGCCAAGGCTCGGGGCCTGCCCCTCCGCCAGCTGGCCGCCGGCCACCACGAGCTGGTTTCCGCCGTTGACCGGCGCAGGCGTGGCGCCCAGCAGCGGCGTCTCGTCCAGCGCCTGGCGCACGAGGCCCAGGGCGTGCCGAACGTTACCGTCCGAGCTGTTGCGCTGGATCCGCCCGATGCCGGTCTTGAATTGCTCGGCGATCTCGGCGGTCAGCGGGATTTCGCCGCTGGCGAAGCCGTTCAGCTTGTTGCGGATGTCCGGCGTCAGGAAGCTTTCGACGTTCGCTTCATGCAGCAGGTCGCCGGCACGTTGCGTGAACGCGTAGTGGTCCAGCGCGGCGCTGCGTCCAGCGCTGTCGCGCGCCTTGTCATACAGGTTGCCGATGATCTGGTCGGCCCTGGCGCCGCGCTGCTTCAGGGCGCCGATCACCTTCTCGGCTCCGGCAATGGCATCGTCCGACGTGTTCGCGCCGGTTTCGTTCATCAGCGCGATCAGGCGGCTGTTGTTTTCGTTCCTGATACTGCCCAGCTGTTGCGCGGCCTTGTCCTTACTGTTTGCGCCGACCCGCATCAGGTTCTCTTCCTGCGTGTACGTCGCCGGGTCCCGCGTGAGCTTGCCCACCGTCGGCGTCGCGCCCGTCACGCGGTAGTCGACGAGGCGGCGCAAAGCGTCCGTGTCCAGGTTGTCGCTCACCTTCAGGGCCTGAGCGACGTCTGCGCGGATGCCTTGCTGCACGCTCGGAGCCAGCTTGCCGAAGTCGATGCCAGAATCCTGCATGGCACGGTTGATCTGGATTTCGATCTGCGTGCCCGTCGGCTCCGGGCGATTCATGATCTGGCGCAGTCCGGAGCCAGCGCGCTGGGCGCCAGCCATCGCAGCAGGTGCGGCGACGCCGGCGGCGAGCGACGCCAGCGTCTGCGAGGTGGCGTCGCCGCCGGTCTCGCGCGTGTAACCGCCAGCAGCGCCCGCGGCGCTGGCCGAAGCGAGCTGCTGCAGCGGGTTCGCGGCGAGCTGCTGGGCGACGGCCTTGGTGACACCGGTCGAGCCCTGGACCACGCGACCAGCAGCCGCGATGGGCACCGCGGCGCCAGCAAGCATTCGTGTAGCGTCGCCGACCACGCGCTCGGTCGCATTGGCCGGCTCCGGCAGGTGCGCGAGGTCAGCAAGGGTCTTGCCCGTGTTTGCCGTCGGCTTGTTGCCGAGGATCGGCGCCGCGAGGGTGCGCAGCGGATTGCCGACGAGCGCATCGAAGGTGCCGCCTACGCCTTCCAGCCCGTAGCGCGCGGTCATGCCCACCTGGCGCGGCAGGTCGCGCACGGCGTCGTTCAGCTGCTCGCCGAAGCCCTTCGCGGGCGCCGCCGGCTTGGCGGCCGCCAGCTGCGACTGCAGCATCTGGAACGCCTGCTGCTCGGTCGCACCGTCCGGGCCGTTGACGGTGTACTGCTTGCCGTCCGGGGAGGTGAATTTGAAAGTTGGCATGTCAATGAGCCTCGACCGACCAGCCCTGGGGGAGGCCGTTATTTGAAGGTGCAGCAGCGCCCGGGGGCGTGTAATTGCCCCCTGCGCTGCGCGCCAGCCCGGAGATTGCGGTGCGCCGGTTCGCCGCCTTCTGGGCGATCACTTCCGGCGTGTCCCCAGGTTGCGGGAAATACTGCTTCCGGGCGTTTTCGAATTCGCTCGCGCCAATGGCCGCGCCAGATTCCTGACGCAGGATCGCGTTGATGAAGTTCCGCTGGGCCTGTTCCGCCCGCTGCTGATTTGCGTTTGGGCCGCCTAAGGCGGACGGAAGCGTGTTCACCAGACCGCCCAGGCCTTCGCCGATGAACGGCACCGACTCGACAGCCCCCTTGAGTGCGCCGGGCCGATCGGACGCGACGAGGCCGAAGCCGGTCGGGCCCTTGGCGTGGAGCTGCGTGAGGATGGTGTCGGCTTCCTGCGCGCGATCAGCGAACCCGGCGGATTTGCCTTGAAACTCCGTCATCGCCTTGTCCCGCGTCAGTGGCTTGCCGTCCGGGCCCGTCACGGCGGTTGCAGTGCCGGTGCGGGTGTCGACCAGCACCCCGCGGGCCGCGTCGTACTGGGCTTTCTGGTTTTCTTTCGTCGCCGCGATGGTGTCGCGGTTGTTCGCGCGGGAGGTGTCGGCCTGCAGCTTAGCGTTGGCTCCGGACTGCCGATTGTTCGCCACCGTATTGGCGTCCGGCGCCAAGTACTTCATCCCTTCGCCGGCCGACAAAATTCGCTGCAGCATGCCGACCTGCCATTTCGGGAAGTCGGCTGGGTTCGTAGGAATTGTCGCGCGCACGCTGGCAGCGGCGTCTGGAGTCAGGTCGCCGGCTTTCTCATGTGCGTCGAGGCTTGCCATAGCTTCCTGGGGCGTTTTGAACGCGGCGATATCGGTGATGGCGCGCTGACGCTTTTTTTCGCGCTGATCGTCGGCCATTCCGGTCGTTTCCGTGTCGGCCTTCTTCGTCTTGGCCTTCGTCTCCGCGACGTCGGCCGCCACTTTGTCAGCGTCAGCGAATGACTTCTGGATGCCGGGCAGGCGTGAGCCGAGGCCTGCACCGGCGACGCCACTGTACAGCTTCGTGCGGTCGAGGCTACCATCGGCTCCGACAGCTTCCTTGTACAGGTCGTTCAGCCGTGTCGTCTGCGCGACCTCCCGCTCCTTCTCGCCGTACATCAGGTCCGCTAGGCGACTCTGGTTCTGGGTCTGCTGGATCTGCTGCACCTGCATGTATTGCTCGAGCGGATTTGCCAGTTGGACCGGCTTCAGGTTCATGACGATATTCGGGTCAATAGGCATGTCTTATCCTCCACCGTAGAGCTGAGCGTTGATCCGCGCCATTTCGTCGGTATATCCGCCGACGCTGTTCGTAGACAGCTTGCTCAGTAGATTCTGATTTTGGTTGTAATTCAGGTATTGGCTCAGGCCGTTGCTGACCGCATTCGCGGTACCGACGTAGCCGGACGCGCGTGCATTGCCGGCGCCAATCAGGTTTTGGCTGATGTTGCCTGATGCGTTCGCACCCGCGTTTGCGATCGTCCCGTACGCGCTCTGGCCGGCCTGGCCGATCTGGTTCGTTGCGGTTTGGCCGAGACCTGCGAGCGACGCAAGGCGGTTCCACGATGCGCCGTATTCGTTCGACGCGGTGTCCTGGTTGAACCGGGCCAGCGCCTTCAGGGTTGCGCCGGAATACAGTCCGCTGCGTCCGGATGCCGCGCGCTGAATGCCCTTTTCTCCCTCGCTCACCCGGAACTGGTAGCCAGGATCGGTCGGAAGGTCCACACCTGATGCAATTTTCGCCAGCGCGCTCTTGCCAGCTGCCAGCCATGGCGCCTGATCCTCGCGCTGCTGCGCCAACAGGTCCAACTGGTCTTGGCGCGTCTGGTCATATTCGCGGGCAGTTTCGCTGTTCGCATCGCGCACGGACTGCTGCTGCGCCTTTGTCCCTTGGTTTGCCGAATAAGCATTGATACCTGCACCGACGACCACGGCGCCCGCTACCCAGAATGTCATGGCAATACCTCTTGAGAGTGATGTTGCAGTCGATTTCCTGCGATGTACATGTCGGCCGCATCGGGCTCGACCAGTTCGAGCTCGGCTTCGTCAATGGTCTGCGCGTCGACGACATGGAATGTCATGCACAGAGCGTCCGTTACAGCATGGACAGCGCGCTTCGTCCCGACAGACGATTTGATGAGCTTGGGCCCAGTGATCAGCTCCGTGCCGCCATCCGTGGTAATCGCCACCGTGCCGCTAACGATCAGGTAGAAGTGCTCCTTCTTGTGCACCTTGCCGACCACGAGAACGTCTTTCTTACGCCAGACCTCGCGGCAGTACATCCCACCGTGAAAGTAATGCTTCGTCTCCGGCTCGTATTGGGGCAGCTTCGACAGCTCCACCTGCAACCGGCTGACGCGATCGCGCATCGACGGCGCTGGCGTCGGAACGAAGCCGGCACCGTAGGTCATTGAAATCAGGTTCATTGGATATCCGGTTGAAAGTAGGTCGACGTGTTCTCGCGGTCGTAGCCCTCTGCCTGGCCCAGCGCTAGCGCGGCGCGGCGCTCCAGGTCCTGACGTTCGGTCAGCGGTAGGCCGGCCGTCGGCGCCATGCGGTGAGCCAGGCCGAGAATCAGCGCTTCGCCCCACTCGATGGCGAAGTCGGGCGTGTCGCTGCCGGTGTTGAAGTCTTCGATGCGGCGCTCGTACCAGAAGCACAGCACGTCGGCGGTGTTGTCCGGCGCGGGCCAGACCGACAGCACGCCGTTGCCGAGCTGCGGGTCGTAGAAGGCCTGCACGATCTTGCCGCGTGCGCCCTTGTTGGCCTGCTGGGCGTACTCGGTGCGCGAGATCATCGCGACCGGGGTGTCCTGCAGCGCGGAGGAGCGCCAGTAGGCGCCGTCCGGATCGATGCGCTGAGGGCGGGTGATCTTCGTGGTGTACGTGAATACCTGGGCGCCCGCGACGGCCGCGCCCGGTAGCGCCGCGGTGAGCGTCGTCGATGCGCCCGGCGCGCCGGTGATCGTGGTCCAGAACAGCGAGCCATCGGCCAGCAGCACGCTGATGTTGTCGCCTGCGGTCATGCCCGTGAAGCTCGTGAGTTGAACCGCGCCGGCGCCGGCCGCCGCGTTGCTGGACAGGGTCGTGCGCACGTAGCTGGCGGTGCAGTGCGTGCCGCCGGTGCCCAGCACGTAACGGCAGACGCCTGGCTGCAGGAAGAGGGTGGCCAGCTGCATCGCCCACAGCTTCGCGCCATCGGCCATCAGGGCCTTCACCCAGGAGTTCAGCCGCAGCGCGTACTGGGCCAGCGTGTCCGCGTCCAGCGTGTCGCC